GCATACCATCCATAAGGATCGATTAATTTAGCCATTAGACAAAAGGATCATCTGCGTATTTAAGTGAAATTTCACCTGATTTAATTGATGTAAAAGACCAAGTAGGTGCTGCTGGTGATCCTTCTGCTGTAGAAGTAACTTCTTCACCATCTGCATACACTTCAGTAGTTTGATATGCATCTGACCATGTTTTATAATCTGCTAAGTATTTATTATGATCTGTAACAGTTAGATAACTGAGTACGATCCTAATAACTGAATCGCCCTTCTCAGTTTGTTTAACTTGTATATTTTGTGTTGTGTAATCTATATAGCCATCAGAGTCACCATGTACACCTACATCTTTGTAGTGTAAATTATCACCTGCTGATGCACCACCTCCATGAGTGACTGTCACTCCTGAAACTAATTCAATTGTAGTGATGCATTGCTCAAGTTTTCCTAAATCGGAATATTCAAACTTTGACTCAATTAAATCTTCAGAAGTAAACTGGTCTCCCCATAATCTTTTTGCTGTTAATGTTGCCATTTTTTACTCCTATTATGAAATTTGACCTGTATTACCTGCAAGGGCAGAACCTGCTGAACCATTAGCTGTTCCATTAGAACCTGCTGAACCACCTGAACCACCTGGGCCGCCTGATGATGCGTGATTATGGCAAGTATTCCAAGTAGCATTTCCACCACCTCCACCTGAACCACTATTACCTAAGTTACCACCACCACCTCCTCCACCTGATGATCCACGATATGTTTTATGTCCATCACAAGGAGAGTTAGCTGGTGCTGATGTATATCCACCACAAGTTCCTGATGTACCACCACCTGAACCACCTGATGTTGCGCCACCTGATGATCCACCTGGGCCGCTTCCTCCTCCACCTGAACCACTAGCAGCTCCTCCTCCGCCGCCACCTGCGTTACAAGCACTTCCACCTGCTGATCCACCTCCACCTCCACCTCCACCGTTTCCAGTATAGGTTTTTTGACCTGCAGAACCTGCCGTTCTTGTTCCTGCTGTATCGAATACTACAGCTAAATTATTGTCACCAGTTTGTGAGTGTTCAAAAGCGTTGCCACCATTGTTTGCTGATTCTGCTGGGCCGCTTCCACCATTACCTGAACCACCATTACTACCACCATTTCCTGTACCTGGTGATGCACCATTTCCTCCTGAACCACCACCTGATGATGGATTTCCTGAAGTGTTTGAACCTGAAGCTCCAACGATTGAACCATTATTTGTGATATTGATAGTAGTTCCTGAACCCCATCCAGTACCTGTATACATTGCCGCAGTACCTGTACTTGATGAGCCAACAGTTACACCACCGTTAATAGTAAGGATAACTGGGGTATTTTTATCACCACCTGCTGATATAGCCGCAGCTCCTATATCATAATTATTGGTATTACTTGATATTGTCAACACAGTAGCTGCAACAGTTCCATACATATCACTCATTGCAATCATTCCTGATGTTGGTACATCACCATTAGCACCTGCTGGTACTAAACCTGCACCACCATAATACTCAGAAAGAGCGTGTGGTGCTGAACCACCAAACTCTGCTACTATATCTGCTACTATTGCTAAATCTGCTCCGGATGCTTGTACTGCCATTATTTATCCTCCAATTTTTCTACTTTCGCAGTTAGCTCCTTAATTGCTTCAATCAATATCGAAGTTAGTGCACCATAATTTACACCAAGGCTTTTTTCTTTACTGCCTAAGTGGGGTGGTATAACTTTAACAGCTTCTGGTAGTACTTCTTGAACATCTTCTGCTATAACCCCTGCACTTTCCCTTCCATCATGATTATATTTAAAGCTAACTCCACGTAAAGCATTTAATTTGTCTAGTGCGTTATCTATAATATTTACATCATGTTTTAATGCGATACTTGATGCTGTAGTGCTAGAATAAGCGATCACGTCACCATCAACGTGTAGATCACCATCAGCTTCTAATCGCATCTCATTGTTTCCATTAACATACCAATCAGTTTGTGTATCTGCTGTGAATTTCATATAGTCACCTGCATCTGCACCAATCTTATTAGCACCCATTAGTAAATCACCTGTCATTGTTCCACCTGCTAATGGAACGGAATCTGCTTCCATGTATGTTCGTACAGTATCAACATTGGTCATTTTCATTGTTCCACCATCGTTGATTAGGATGCCATCACCAGTTGCAACTGCATCTGTACCTCTTGCTGTGCCACCATCTATTAGGTTTAACTCAGCAGGAGTTGTTGTTACAATTGTTCCATCAATCTCTAAATCTGTTAAATCAGGAGAAATTTGCGCTCCACCATCTAACAGGTTGTCAATTGTATCTAAGTTTGTATTTAACTTTCCACCCCAAGAGTCTGCCGAAGCTCCCACTTCAGGCTTAACCAAAGAGTACGTTGAAGTAGTTGTATCAGCCATGCTTGTTCTCCATTAATTTAAAAAGTACCTTTCCACACTCGAAGTTTATCGAAATCGCCACTAAGAATTTTTTTCTTCATGACATCCCTACGAGCTTCTATATCACTCCATTTAATACCTTCTTCATCACACCACATTTTAATGATATGAATGGGTATCGATCCAACTAACCTACTTTCACCAGTTAGACCAACTTTTGCTTGATTCAGTTGCTCTACCCTTTCAAGTACAGGGTTGTTGTCATATGTACTCTTGACAATAATCTTACCATTAGTTGTGTCATGATGTACTTGTTCTTTAATTTTCATAAACTATAATTTCGCATATCTTTCCTTTTGTAAGGTGGGGAGCTTAACTCAGACTCCCCATCTTAATGTTACATGAAAAGTGTGGGGAGATTAAGGAGGACTCCCCACAACACTATTCTACCTCATTAAGAAGTAGAGCAGTCTGCAATCATACCTGATGCTTTCTCATTCTTACAAACGAGAGTCAACTCAGTCACAACTTGACGAGTCTCTGCATCACCTGTTTTTGCTAGTGCAACATTCTTAGTAGGTCTAAGAACAGCTACTGCCCACATATCGTCTTGCATAACGAAAACGTCACGAGAACGATTCTCCCTAGTAGGTTGGAACTCAATAGTTCCCCACGGAGTCACATAAACATCCAAAGACTTAACAACCTTCTCATTACCTGCCTGAACAGTTGATCTTTGGTTGTTATTACCTGTGAAGGCTAATGCCTTGTTCATCTGAAAAGCACTCAGATAAACAGTATCAGGGTTTCCACCTTTCTCCCAAATAGATTGCATAGTTGCATCAAACTTATCTTGATTGAATACAGTTTGCGTTCCATCTGTACGAGCATTAGAACCAGTTCCGTTAGCGTGTGCGCCACCTGAACCTTTGTTCTGAATAGTAGAAGTGAACCAAACTGGTGCGCCTGCTAATTCACGAGCCGCTGAGTTTGATCCTACCACCTTTGCATTGTTATCAAACAAAGCCTTCTCGATATCGAGCTTCTGCTCTTTAGCGATCTTGAGTGTCTGATATGCCATCTCTGAAGCACGACCTGCCTTATCAAGACCTGAGTCAGTATCAGGGATAACGACTGCGTTCTTAAAGATTTGGCATTGGTTGCCCAAACGAGTAGTTGGGGTTCTTGCTTCACCTGTTGTATTATCACCTTCAATATGAGCATTGGCGGCTGAACTGCGTAATGCATCAGTTTGCCACTCATGGTTGGTGTTTGTTGCTTTGACTTTAGAACAGCTTGAGTAGAAAGGAGTTTCTTCCGGCGATATATCGTGAATTACGTTAGATAAATCTTCTCGGATGCCTGCTACGTCATAACTGTCAAAAGTATTGCTGGGTTGCGCCATAATAATTCTCCATTATGTTGTATTTAAAATTAAGTCCAAGGCATCATCGATGCTACCTGAACCCTTCAGTTTTGCCTTTTGGCGTGAACGTATTTTAGCATTTGGCGTTGCCATTTTCTTAGCGCCTGGTTTTACCATCGGTTTCGCAGACTTAGTTTTAGTCTTAGCCTGTGACTTGCCTTTAATAATTTCCTGATACTTCATAGCATCATGTAGCACTTTTATCGCTCTGTGATCGGTAATTTGTGAAACTTCATCAGTCGTGTAACCATAATGTGCAGTTCCATAATCTACCAGTTGTTCCTTTAATGCAGTTGCTCTTTTAGAGTCTGCGAAATCAGGAATTTCACGTTGTAATATTTGCATTTGTTCATTTAGATACGCTTGTTTTGCAGTTGCTTCAGCTTCACTTGATTGTTGTGATACCTGATGTAAGTGCGCCATTTGAGCATCATACTGCCCCTTCTGTTCTTCATACTCTAAGTTTTGTTTCATATACCCGATAGGATCGGCATCAAACAATTCTTTTGTAGGTTTCTGAGGAGGTGCTGCAACATTACCATTTTGTAGCGATTGATATAACTCAGCTAATTGCTGACGTTCATTAGTCAAGGAAGTGTAAACTGCTTCAGCTTCTTTCTTTTGTGCTGCAACATCTTGCATCCCTTGTTGGACATACTTTTGCCCACTATAGCCTTGCTTTAAGTCCTCTAAGGTTACCTGTTGTTCAACCCCATCTACCTTAACAGTAAATGAATTTTGACTTTCAGGCGCTTCTGAACTGGCATCATCTATTTGGTCTACGTCATCCTCAGAATCAGATGCTTCAATTTCTTCAGCTTCTTCTTCTGTTTCTTCTTCAACTTCTGTAGTTTCTTCAGATTCAGCAGTCTCTACTACCTCGGTAGCTTCCTCTGTTGCCTGAACTTCTTCAGTTACTTCTTCAGTTGTATCTTCCATCGGTTCAACAATGCTACTTATAGCACTATCGATGTCCGTTATTGTGGTTTCAGTCGCTTCACTCACGGTGCTGTCTCCTTTTTAAGTTTATGATTGTACATTGCTTCATCTGTATCTACAGAGTCGAAGTAATCCTCAATCTTTCTAAGCGCACAAATTAAATTGTGAGCTTCCTCTCGCTGATCCGTTGTCGAATCTGCACTTACAAACACAGCTATTTGCTGATCTGTAATCTCTTTGAAAGCCAATTGAAACGTGTCATCAGCTTTTAATGTTCTCATTTTAGCGCCTTTTTCCACTACTGATAGTTGGTTTGCCACTAGAATCTACCTCCAGTTACTGCTTTAGCAGGTGATTCTTGTGGGTATCTAGGCTCTTTTTGTTGACCTTTTATGGTTTCAACGTCTACCTTAGTTCCGTATTCACCAAGTATCTTAGCTGCATCAGTTAATAGGTCTTGATCCATCTTATCACGCTCTCTGTCATCAACTGCAATGGCTTTCTGTGCATCAATCTGTGCTTTAAGCATATCCATTTCAGCCTTCTTATCAGCCTTGTATTGTTCTGCTTGTACAATCGCTTCTGCATCAGATAACTGTGGATTCTCTTGTGCTTCTTGCTGTTTCTGTTGCATTAGTTGTTGTTCCATCTCAGGAGTCATAGGATTAAAGTATCTATCAACATTCTTAATACCTGCAATCGCTAACATATCTCCTAGAGTGTTTCTAATTCCTGTCATGGTAACAAGACCATTGCCTTGCCCATATGTTGACCATATCTGCATCTGCATCTGTAACGCTTGATTTAAAGCCATTGTTCTAGTTTCTTCTCTACCAGTTCCTAAACCAACATTACAAGACAAATCCATGCCTGTATTCCAAGAACGAGGATCAACTGGAACAAAATCACCATGTAAACGCATCATAGTATCCTCACAACTATTTTCTACCAAAAGATGTAGCATTAGCTTAAATAAGCGTTTCATACCTCCCTCGGCAATATTTCGAGCCATAACTTCAATTTGTGCTGAACCTTGTTGTGCTTGTAAACGAGCTGCTGTCGCTGAAGTGTTTTGTAAAGCATCAGGATCAAGTCCTTGTGAAGCTCTACTGACTCCTGTCTTACCTTCAACAGCATCATCCATGTATTGCATCGCTGTAAGAACCTGACCTGCTACAAATGGTGTTGCAATATCAACTAGAGCCTGTGGAGACTTTAATCTAACTAATCCACCAATCTCATTATTCATTAGATCATCTACATTCACTTGTCCTTGCACATAACCCTGTCTAGGTGAGTTGGTTAATGCTACGTTATCCATCATACCTCTAAGCATTGCTGTAGAGGAGTCTTGGTCGTTCATAATTAGATCAGCAACACTACGACCAAAGAATGTATGTGGTTCAGGATCAATTTCAAATACTGCAAATGGCACTTCACCCCAAGGCTCACATTCTAAGAGCGTGTCATCACCACCAGCTAATACTATTCTGTACATTGATGCTATGCCAGTTCCTTCCTTGTCCATTTTCATATAGGCTTCTGATACAGCTACCTTCTTCATACTTATATCAAGAGTAGTATCTTCTTCATCTTGCTCATAACCTTTGCGTTCAAATGCTTCAGAGTCTGTATATGTGTCATCTGAACTTAAACCTGATAAATTAGAAACTGTTTCCCAATCATATCCCATTTGTACAAGTTCACTAACTCTCATCTCTGTTCTATGTGCAACCACATAAGCATCTTCAACAGATTTAGCGTTACGATCTACTATAAATTCTTCAGGTGGTACAGATTCAATTTGTAGCTTACCTTTCTCTTTTTTGTAGCTAACTTTAAGTGAATACTCAGGAGTTTCTACTTCCATGCCATCTTCACCCATCTCCATAGACATTTCCATAGACTGTTCAATGACTGTAGCATCAGGTTCATTGACAATAGCAGCCATTTCTTCCTCAGTAACATTCGTAAAGTTAAAAAATTCTTCATCTGTGTTATCTTCCCACCATATTTTAAGAACACCTGTTTTTTTAACTAAAGCATCGTGTATTGCATCATTTAACAAAGTGTAACCATTTAGTTCACCAAACTTATAATTGGCATATTTAGTTGCCTGTTCTGCATTTGCTACATCTTCTTGGCTTGTTGGAATATATTCAACTGGATTCTCTGATGACAAGAAAACACGCATCAAACTAGGCTTAATCGCCCTAATACAGTCACGAACTTTAGTTGATACGATTTTTGAACGACCTTCTTCTTCACCTATATCAGTTTCACCCTCAAAATAACGCTGTGCTTTGATACGATCTTCGGCTATCTCACTTTCAACAAAATTGATTGCACTTCTAACAGCTTCAGATGATATTTTCTGTACATCATCTTCACTCATTGCTTTTAGTTCTGTATTTGCCATCTTAAATCCTTTTATTGATTCTGTTTATTTTCAAGTTGTGCTTGTGTTTGATAAAGTAATTCTAGCAATCCAGCTATACCTTCATAACTTGGTGTAGGTAATTTGTCTAGTTTACCCATAATATATCCAGTTAAGTTAGCGCCTTCACCTACTATTCTTGGTGATCCCATTGCTAAAGTTGCCATAGCACCTGGTATACTTCCACCACCTGTTGCTACTGCTGTTGTTGCCATTGCTGGTAATACAGCACCTTGTATGCTTCTTGGCATTGCACTTGAAAATTGTTGCCCTGCAAGTTCAGCTAAGAACTTTTCTCCACCTACATCTTCTAATTGTCTAGCTAATTTAACTCTTTGACCGTAATTAGTGTTTACATTGTCACGCATAATAGAGTTTAGTTTTCTTATTGCTGTATCTACACTACCTTTTTTTGGATTAAGTGATAATGTTTTTTCTATTTCTTTAATTAAATCTAATGCATCTGTATATTCTTTCATTGCTTTTGCATAACCAGGTGCTTGTTTAGATATAGTATTTTTAACTGAATGATAAATATTTTTGGCTATACCTGATGCTGTTGCATTTTCAATAGGCACATTTTCTACTACTGCCCATAATCTCTGTTTAAGAGCATCCATACCTTCAGGAGTATGATGAGTGCGTTCAGGTTTAAGTTTCCAATCATCTACAATTTTTCTTAGTTCATCTAATGCTTTAGCACCTGCTGGATTTTTAATTGTTCCTTGATACTTGACAATTTTTTCTGCATTGTTTAAAGCTGCTGTGATTTCCTCAAAATTTAATATTGTGTTATCTTTTTTCCACAATTGTTCGTTTTGACGATAATTGTCTTGCTTTTGTTTTTTCATTACATCAAGATCACGCAAAGCCACTTGTAAAACATTGTCTAAATTTCCACTTCCTCGTAAGGCGCTTGTAGCCATTTGACCTTCTTCACCTCTTGAGAACCAAGAGCCTTCTTTTGAACCTGCTCTTGATGCATCATACAAATTACCAACTGTTCCACCACCTGTTCCTGATAAAGCACCTGTCATCTCTCGTGCAGCTAATGCTGT